CGCCACCGCCACCTCCGCCGCCACCGCCACCGCCACCTCCGCCGCCTAATGCTGGTGATGAGTGAGATGCTTCACTAGCACCCCCTGCCGCCGAGCTAGATTGTGCCGCAGCTGCATCTATCTTTCCGCCTACAGCCCCAAGTTCTTGTGTAAGTTTACTCATATTTTCAAATATTTATTTTATAGTATATCTAACGATGTATATAGTATATTACTATAATAGTTTAATAATTATAATTCTATCATAAATATTTTGGATAATATTGATAAATTGAAAAATATAAAATATAAAAATATAGAAATATTTTTATATTGTCATATAAATATTTAGAATGTCCGTAAAACAAACTTTAGCATCCACTAGTAAATCATCAGAACCGCTACTAACCGAAAATGATTCCCGCTACGTAATGTTTCCTATTCAGGATAATGAAATATGGAAAATGTATAAAAAACAGGTAGATTGTTTCTGGCGTGCAGAAGAAATCGACTTATCTAAAGATATTACCCAGTGGAATAGCGAAACGCTAAATGACAATGAAAGATACTTTATTTCAATGATTCTTGCTTTTTTCGCGGCAAGTGACGGTATTGTTACGGAAAATCTTGCTGTTAGATTTATGAGTGATGTTCAGCTAGCCGAAGCAAGATCATTTTACGGATTTCAAATAGCAATGGAAAATATTCATTGTGTTACAGGAGAAACAAAAATATTAACAGATAAAGGATACTATATGATTAAAGATTTAGAAAATACAAATGTAAATGTTTGGAATGGTGATGAATTTTCACAAGTTGAAGTTAAATATACAGGAGATCAAGAAATTTATAAGGTTTCTCTTTCAAATGGTATGGAGTTAGATTGTTCTCCAGGACATAAATGGCTAATTCAAAAAGGAAATCCAAAACATCCTGAAATATGTTTATGTGAAGAAATTGAAACTACCGATTTAAAAATAGGTGATATAATTGAAAGATATATTACTCCTTTTATTGAATTTGAAAATCCAGATGAATTTCAAAATCCATATATACATGGGTTTTTTTGTGGTGATGGCACTTATTGTAATAAGTATCCTATTATTTATTTGTATGATAAAAAACGTGAATTATTACCACATTTTAAATATGATTCTTATGAAGAAAATAGTAAAAGAATTAGTTTTTATATAACAAATTATATTAATAAAGAAAAATTTGTTGTTCCAATTAATTATAGTAGTGATGTTAGATTGCGTTGGTTAGAAGGTTTAGTTGACGCTGATGGATGTATTAATTTAAATACAGCAAAAGATTCAACATCAATTCAATTAGCTTCAATACATTTTAAGTTTTTACAAGATGTTCAATTGTTATTAACAACATTAGGTATTCAAACAAATATTAAATTAAATCATAAAGCAGCAAAACGATTAATGCCAAAAAATGATGGAACAGGAGACTATGATTTCTATATGTGTAAAGATTGTTATGTTTTGTATATAAATGGAAAATCAGTAAATAAACTTATTCATATAGGATTTAACCCAAAAAGACTTGATATAATATATTGCGAAAGATTAAATGATACTATGGAAGTGTCTGAAAGAATAAAAATTGTTAGTATTGAAAAAATATATGAAAATGAATCAACATATTGTTTTAATGAGCCAAAAAAACATAGAGGAATATTTAATGGTATTCTTACTTGCCAAAGCGAAGTATATAGTCTTTTAATCGACTCCTTAATCAAAAACGAGGAACAAAAAAGTAAATTATTTGCCGGTATAGATAACTTCCCCTGTATCAAAAAAAAATCAGATTGGGCGCTTCGATGGATCAATGATAAGCGCAGTTCATTCTATACACGTCTTATTGCATTTGCTTGTATAGAGGGCATATTTTTTTCAGGCGCGTTTTGTTCGATCTATTGGTTAAAGAAGCGCGGATTGATGCCAGGTCTTACATTCAGTAATGAACTTATTTCGCGCGATGAAGCACTTCATACGGAGTTTGCCATTTTATTATATAACAAAACACAGAAAAGGTATCCAAAACAGAAAGTTCACGATATTATAAAAGAAGCGGTAGAAATAGAGAAAGAATTCATATGCGAAGCATTGCCCTGTAGACTTATCGGAATGAATTCAAAACTTATGTCACAGTATATAGAATTTGTCGCGGATCGTTTGTCATTACAGTTGGGATACGATAAAATATACAATTCATCAAATCCATTTGATTTTATGGAAATGATTAGCGTAGAAGGCAAGACAAACTTCTTCGAAAAGCGCGTAAGTGAATATGCTTTGTCCGAAAAGACAAGGACAGATGATATTTTTGAACTTAGTGCCTCATTTTGAAAGACCGCCCATACTCATTCTACTAGAAAAGTTGCTGTGATGGGGTGGGCGCTGTGCATAATGTTGTCTTGCCGATGTCTGCGTAGGCGGTGGTTGGCACGATGGTGGCGGCGCGTAATGATAAGGGGTAGATTGTGTCTGTGGACGTAGAGGTGGTTGTATATGTTGGCGCGGCTGTTGTTGCGGTCGAGTTTGATTTGCGTATTGGCTAGGCAAACGCATCTCATTCATTTTGCGTTGTAGTAAATTTTTAACATCATCTTTTTCAAGGCGTATTTTCGTTTCAACTGCAATATTCTGCTCTTCAAATCGCAACGTTCTTGGGTCTCTCGTTGTTTCAAAATGATATACATTAATGTATTCATCTTTAAAGTCATAGTTGAGATTTCGTATAGTTATCAGACCATCCATTGTTGACATATTTACAACGGTCGCTGCCTCTTTTCTACATATCATTCTTTTAATCCCATCACATAACTGTAAAATATTCTTGTCAAGAATATTAAAAAAACACGACCGATCGATTATCAATCCAGCGTGTTGAGCACGTTTCTGCATATAATTATCTTCGCCTCCCCAAGACCAAAAATTAGGGAAACCATTTGTCATTTCGTAATCGCAACCCTTTATAGAAAATATACCACCAAGTGCGAATTTAAAACCGTAATAATGTTTTACTATACCGTGCGTAGTTTCATAGTTAATTATATTTTTACTATATGGGACAGTATCAATATCATTAAACACAAAAGAAATATCCTTATAATGATTAGGATATTTATATTTAATTGCTAAAAATCCAATATTTTTCATTGCACCTCGATTAAACGGCAATGTATCTTTTTGTTCTACATAATATATTTCGTAATCAGTTTTGGAAATATCTTCTAAAACGTGTTTCATATATACACTGAAAAACTCCTTATGTTCCGACCTATCTCTATAAGGAATAATAAACACGATTTTAGGAACCGTAGGTTCTGTAGTTTCTGTAGGTTCTGTAGGTTCTGTAAGTTCTGTAGTTTCTGTAGGTTCTGTTAATATGGTTGTTGGCACTACACGTTCAATGATAATGTTAGTCGCTTCAACTTCATTTATTTGTATAGGCTCTGACTCTACATTATTTTCCTTTTTGACTTTCAAAGATAAAGATAAAGGTTGCTTGGTCATATGTGGTAAATTTTATGAGTAGTATTAAAAGTAGTATTAAAAGTAGTATTAAAAGTATTATTTATAATAGTATATAATAGTCTATAATAGTCTATAATAGTCTATAATTTTATAATTTTAATTTTTAGGCGAATACTTGTCTAAAATAACCCTGGGTATAAGATTATCCTTTATACTTTCCAATTTTTTGTAACACTTATTTATTGTAACTTCGCTCGTTTCGCTAATTTTATTTACATCTTTTTTCGATATGTTTAATCCACATATTTGCGAAACAAAGTATATGATTCCAGCAGCTATAGAATGCGGCGTATTTTCCGGTATTAGATTATTCTTTTCAATGCGCAAGGCAATAAACTGGCACAGTTTTGTCAATTCCGTATTTACGCTCAATCTGGTACAGAATCGCTCAATGAATGCCTCTGGTCTCGTCTTACAAAAGCTCGTCTTATCCGAATTATCCATATCATTTTCAATCTCATTAATAATACACACAGCATTCTTACAACCTTTGGTGGCGCTAGTATTATCCAGATTAAATATTGTCGCAATCTCTTTCGCTGTTCGCGGACAGTCATGTATCCTAAATGCTATATACACCGAAGCTGCAATGATGCCATCCCTATTAGAACCACGAAATGTCTGGTGCTCCGATATTTTCTTGTGACACCTAAGCGCCTCATCAATAATAATCTTCGGAATACCAGCATTATTAGCGATAATCGTAATATGTTGAAATTCATTATATTGCGTCTTTTCCTTATGTGGCGAAGACTGCCATTCTGTATATCGCCGTATCTTTCTCATTTCATATGATGACACGCCGTCGCACAATATTTTACAACCAAAGGATGATTCAACCAGTAGAGGATTTATTGGCAAACCGCATCGAGTAGGATCACTCATTTGATTATCATCTACTCCATAATATCTCCATTCTGCTGACTGATCTACAATGTCTGTATAAATAATGCTACATTTAGGATTTGTACATACAAGAAACCCTTCATCAGATAATGATACAGCTGAACTACACGTGTCGCATATCTCGCGTTGCCCGGCAGTTCGATAAATACATTCTATACTTTCCTTATCCTGTGATTCTTTTTGAACACCTGCACGTGAATCGTTACAGAGACGAAATGATTCGTTTATCTTTTCCCACAAATCTGCTTTGTTATTATTAGTTATTTTATTTTTGTATGTTTTATGTGTAATTGGTATTCGTGATAAAGAAGGTTCGGGCATTATGTTTGTTTATGTAAATATTGCGAAATTACTTAAGTGTCTTAGTCTGTATTATAATCTTCTGGTTTGTTTTAAACTATATTATATATTTTTAATTCAATTTTATTTGTATTATAATTCGCATATTATAATTCGCATATTATAATTCGCATATTATAATTCGCATATTATAATTCGCATATTATAATTCGCATATTATAATTATTGTAAGTATATATGAATATTAAAAATGAAAAATTAAAATATCAAAATAATGAAATACCAAAATAGTGAAATAACAATAGCGAAATGTAATACAAATAATTTTTATCAATAATATATCAATTAATAATATATCGACAATAATATATCGACAATATATTAACAATAATATCAAAAAATGGGTAATAATTCAAGCACATTAAAAAATAAATCATCGCTGGATTCATCAAGGTCGAATACGACTTCAACGAGTCAAGATATAAAGAAACTCGTCGAATCAAATTCTAAATTTCTTTCTAAATTAAATAACATTGCTACTAACTATATTTTAGGTCAAAATTTTCAAGATATGATTCGTCTTACAAATTCTAAATATTGCGACGATTTAGTAATTATAACATCTAAACTTCTAAAAAAATCATATTCAAATCAGGAGATACATTATGCTTATCAGAAAATATTTGACAAGGGTATCGGTGTAGGCGTAGGTATAGGACAAGACATAAAACCAGACACTATGTTTTTAAATAAGCGTGATGCTGTATTAGGAGGCATTATGAGCGCCGAGCAAAAAAAGAGGATGTGCATTGATATTGCTAAATATTATGTTAAAATAGCGCATCTATTTGCGGCTATTATCACTACACTTAATCCTGTATTTTCGTGGAGATCTTCAGCGTCTTCATCGCGTGCTTTATTAAGACCTCATGTTGCTGAAGAAAAACGAGAAAATGTGGGACTCGGACTCGGACTCGGACACGAACCTCCGTCCGAGCCCGGAATTGAATCTGTAAAATTCACTACTACACTTGAAGATAAGCATTATATATCGGAAATGGCAGAAGATATAAAAGTCGAGAATTTGAATTTCTGTAATTCGCGTATATCCGATTTAATGGATATGGAAGATATAACCGATTTAATGGATGGAAAAAATGTTATTCCTGATGGCGCAGAAGCGGTATCTACTATAAAAATAAAAACAAATCTGTGTTCCACCAATTTAAATAATAATACGGAAGGATATTCGCGCAAGAAAACGGTATATGATTTGCCTGGATTTGCTGAGTTGAGTCGTTTATATTATGACAGGTATAATGCGAGTAAGGGGCGATTTGACAGAATGTCGTCTGAAAGTGAAGAGGAGAAGAAGCGAAATGTTGCCTTATTGTATACGCTTTTTACAGGTGATAAAAATCCACCTAAAGATATTAAAAGTTTTAAGGATATACCACTCCATTCATTCTCGAGTGATGTAGAATGTGAAAATATGGATTCTATTTTTAATAAAACGTACATAGGGACAACAAAGGATAAATTGTTTGTGGATTATGTTGATATGGTGAAAAAAATGATATATGATTCAAATATGATACGTAATTCTCTGTTGGAAATCATAGACCAGATATTTATACTAAATGATGGTGTGTATGGTGTATATGGTGCCTCTGGGGAACATGAAGACGCCAATGATGAAATAAAAGAAAAATATATTATTGACCCTACCCTAACATATGAAGAATTGGACATATTAATAGTTGAAGCAAGAAAGATAATTCTAAAATTGTATATTTCTTGCGAGAGGGATTTTATGAACACATTGAAAATATTTCAGGCGATAATTGAAACACAAATACTCGAGACGAATAAGCGACAGATAAATGAACTAGAAAGGGAAATCGAGATGCAATATTCAGCATAGACAGATTGGATATATGGTCATACTAACATAATAATGTCTAAATATTTTTAAGTAGCTTTCGTATTTATATTTATGTCATACAAAATAATGTATCTCATAAATTTAAAATGTTTTGTAATCGATTAAATGAATTATTTAACGACGGTGACGTTTGGGGTGACGCTTGGTCCTGCAGTGACGACGACGTCTGCGTCCACCAGCCTGACCCTCGGACGAAGCCTCACTGAAACTAAGGCCACCAACCTGACCCTGACCAAGGGCTTGTGTCTGCTTTTGCATTTCAGTCAAGGTGTGCTGAAGGTTCTGGGTCTGAGCCCTAGCCCTCCTCGCTGCCTGTCTAACAGTAGCCGCCCTTCGGGCAGTAAGTCTGAGAGCCTTTTTAACTCTTTTGCTCATGCGTTTCGCTGAATGTCTTTTTGCCATTTTATATATATAATGTATATAAAAAAATAATAAATATAAAATAAATTATATTATATTACAATTAAAACAATAATAATTATAATATTTCTAAATGTAATTATTATTTAAAATACATATTTAACACCTATTTCAATTAAATTATTCCTAAATACAACTTATTTTTTATGATTATTTATTTTCGTTAATTATTTTCGTTAATTATTTGACCAAATAGTATCATTATTCCAATACATACGATCCCCTTTTTTTACGTTGTAAATATTTTTAAAAATCATAGAACGCGCTAATGGACAATTTGTTCTATATTTTACTAAAGGATGTGGGTTTGTCTTAATATTAAAACGTATCGCCTGTTTATATATCGCCTCGCGCCATTGATACGCTACATATACAAAAAATGTCTTAAATACTTCAGCTTTAACCATATCTATCGCACCCAATTCATTCAAATAATCATTTAAATAATTTATACACAACTCTATACCAGATATATCAGCCATACTTTCACCAACCATAGTAGATGCATCCATCTTAATACCATCCCACGACGCAAATAACTCATACTGCTTAATAACATTATCCACTTTACTATTAAAAATCTTTTCATCTTTCGGCGTCCACCAATTCCTCATATTACCATAATGATCAAATAATCTACCACTATTGTCTAAAGAATGTGAAAACTCGTGTCCAAATGTATATCCGATATGCGCTAAATTATACTCGAAACTCTTAGAATTTAACGCCACAAAAGGTTCCTGTAATGTAGCCGCTGGCACATAAATATTATTTTTTGTCGGATTATAAAATGCATTTACTATATACGGTTGCGTTCCATTTAATGACAAACCACCATTTACGGTAAAATCCAATGATGTTATATCCGTAAAATGTTTTCCTTCATTCTTTATAAAATATTCACGCATCGCTTGCGACTGGGCATACATTATACCATAAGCATCACTTTCCGGTAAATCCACATCGAAATCTTCTATCATATATTTTGGATATACAGTTTCTATTGATATAGTTCTCAGTTTAAGTAATGCCTCCTGTTTCGTCTCCGGTTGCAGCCATAAATTCTCATTAATTATTCTTATAAATGTTTGTCTTATCTCTTCGCCCATCGTATTTGCTATATATATCGAACCAGGTTTAACATACTTCGCAACATACAATCTTGACAATAATGTATTAAAACAATACGATAGAGCAAACATCGGGAATAATTTCTCTGGTATAATACCAGGCTGCCCCTTCGCAAATTTCTTGAAAAAATTATATCGCAATGCATGCGTATCTTTATTAAATAAACAAAACTGGCGCAAATACATATAATACCAATAAGCCTTCCATTTCGGCGTTTTCCATTGCGAATCTAATGTTTTCATAATACTTTTTATATAACTTTTACTACCAGTTATATACGATTTTGGAACATCTTCGGTATTAAATCCGACACCCTCAGCAAACTTTTTCCAGTCTAAACCTAACTTCTTCTCACTATCATTTATAGAAACAACATTATAAAAATCGGGAGAATCATCCTCAGATGAAGCATCCATTGAATTTAATATCTCTATCTCGCACTCTATCACGTGTTTCGGATTTAAACCGTGATTTGCACCTAACATCTTATCGTATAAACTTTTAACAAATTCGCAAAACTTATCGGCAAATTCCTCCCTAAATTTGTGCGTATATTTTGTGGTTTCATATCCCGTA